TTGTTATTGTCACAGTGAGAGACCCGTTCTTGGTTATGACCAGTAAACATCGTGGAGATAATTATTGGATAAGCGCTGAGCGAATAGGACGGAATCAACCAGCACCGATTGAATGGTATAGGAAGATATTGAAGGTTAAGCGAAAAGGCGGGTTTATCGTGAGTTATGAGGAACTGACGGAACACCCGGACGCTGTTCAACAAAGAATTGAAAAAGCAACGGGATTGGAGTTTGAGGATAGGTTTTCAAATTTTCAACAACAAACCTTGGATGAAAGATGGTCATATTTGAACATAATCAGGCCTATTTCGAGGCGAAAATTAAAAGACGTTGATATACCTTATCTTGGTAAACAAATTAAAATTTGCCCGGAAATTTTGCGAATTAGAAAACAGTTAGGATACGATGAAGATATTAATTTGTCATAATAGGAAAATGTTCAGACACGAACCGGCTTTGAATGCTTTTGCTCGAGGGTTGAAAAGACACGGGCATTCGGTTACTCATTCATACGGAATGTATGTTCAGAATATAAATGTTGATATACTCGTGGTATTTGGTTCTGGTGTTGAAGGCGGAGGAGTCAACGCGCGGGCAAAATATAGGCTAATCGAAGAAGCTGCTGAAAAACAAATACCAGTCATACAACTTGAAGAAGGGTGGATCAAACGTGGTGAATATTGGAGCGTGTCTGTGAACGGGCTGCCTAAGAAAGGAGATTATACTCACGAGAATATTGACCGTAGTAGGATTGATAAGATTACTGAATGGACTCCTTTTCACCAGAGAAAAGGGAAGATATTAATTGTTGGTCAGGTTCCTTGGGATCAGACAGTTAAGATGAGTAACAAACAGTTTGCGCGATGGGTCAATAACGCTTGGAATAATCTACAGCGTTTTGGAACAGTTATGTATCGTCCTCATCCGCGTTTCAATAAGAATCTAACTCCGTTGGATGAGGAGCTTAATAGCACGGCGATTGTCTATACTTATAGTTCAACAACTGCGGTGGATGCTATTTTGCGTGGCATACCGGTTCGAGTGAAAAGCCCTGAGTTCATAGTTAGTGAACTTTCGGTCGATGAGAATCTTGGAAACATACCAGACGAAGAAACACAGCGTAGAGTGTTGAATGAAGTAGCAAATGCTCAATGGACGGTTAAAGAGATGGAAGACGGTCGGTGCTGGGAGCATGTGAAACAATTGAAAACCATAAAAGAATATAAATCATGAAAGACCCAATTCTAATCACAGGAGCAGCAAGGTCAGGTACTTCAATAATTGCGGGGGTTATTAACCTCTGTGGAGCGTATGGTGGTGATCTTTCGGGTGCTAATCGTAACAATAAGAAGGGTATGTTTGAGAATACAGAGATACGGAATAAGATAGTCAAACCATATCTCCGTTCACTGGGAGTTGATCACATGGGACAATATCCATTGCCTGATCCAGAAAGAATGTATGTTCCTGCTGATTGGCGATTGAAGATAGAGCAGGTGATGCGGCAGCAAGGTTGTGGTGAGGATCAAACATGGTTTTATAAGGGAGCAAAAATTTGCCTGTTTTGGCCAGTGTGGAAATCCGCGTTCCCTAACAGCAAGTATATTATTGTTCGCAGGAAGACACCTGATATAATTCGTTCCTGTAAGCGCACTGGGTTTATGCGAGCATTTACAAGACCTGATATACAGCAAAAAGTAGGAGTTAATAATGAACACGATGGTTGGAAGTGGTGGGTACACCAACATGAAAAACGGTTTGTTGAGATGATGGAAGCCGGATTGCAGACTATGCAAGTATGGCCGGAGCGTATGATCAAAGATGATTATAGTCAGGTTAAGGATATGATTGAATGGCTTGGATTGGATTGGGAGAGCAATAAACAGAAGGTATATGATTTTGTGGATGAGAAACTTTGGAAAGCTAAAAAGAAATAGACGATGGCAAATAGGACTACAGCAGCAAAAGTAAAAACCATTATTGACACCGATTTGGAAGACGCTCAAGTTGAGGAGTTCATAACCGATGCCAATAGATTGGTTGATAAAGCACTTAACAATAGTGGGTTGAGTGAAGATCTACTTACTTCGATTGAGAAGTGGTTTACCGCTCATTTGATAGCTTCCTCGCGTGAGCGTATGGCGAAAAAGGAAGGAGCGGGAGGAGTTTCAATTGAATATGCTGGTACATACGGACAAGGTCTGGCGTCAACTCCGTATGGCCAACAAGTTAAAGCATTAGATCCTACAGGTAGGATGTCTGCCTTAGGCGGTGGTACAGCTTACATAAAGGCATTATAATATGGGAATTGAAAAGTTCATAAAAAGCGTGTGTGTTCAAACCGCAGTGTACTGGGGTAACCCAAGAAACGGTGGTTATGGTAAAACCATCTTCGATGACCCTGTGGAAATATCAGTACGTTGGGATGTTAAGAATGAATTGATAATGGATGCAGATGGGAACCAAGTTGTAAGTAACGCTGAAATACTCGTTACCCAAGATTTGGAAATAGGAGGGTTTTTGTACTTGGGTTCGTTAGATGATTTAAGCTCAGACCCGGCTGACCCACTGGAAGAAGAAGTTAAAACGTATGAGATAAAACAGTTTTCAAAAGTAAGTATGCCAAAATCATTAACAGAATTTGTAAGAAAGGTTTGGGTGTAATATGCCACAATATGCTGGTCTTAAAGGAATAAACAAGGTTATGCGAAACCTCAATAAAGAACTTGAGCAATATGAACAAAAGTCGCTGAAAGGTCTTATTGAGTTTGCCATTGATGTTCGTCAGGATATGGATAAGACGCCTCCGGTAATACCGGTTGACCAAGGTAATTTACGAGCGAGTTGGACCGTAGTTACGATGAAAGGAGTTTCCGATGGTGGAGGTAGTTTTAGCGGGGAAAATGCAGGAGAACTTGCAAGCGACCATTCCTCCAAGGTTTCAGCTTTCAAAAGTGAAGCCGCTGCAGTTGGCGGAGTGGTTATGGGCTTCACCGCAAATTACGCGGTTTATGTACATGAAAACGCGGGAGCTAATTTCAAACGACCCGGAGCAGGCGCTTACTTTTTTGAAAGTGCTTTGAATAGTAACAAACAGAACGCTAAGAAATATATAGAAAGAAATGCCAGACGATGAAAGCAGTATCAGAAGACATAAAGGATATTCTACTGAGTGAAAGTTCACTGGGTTTGAGTTTTGCGGATGATTTGTTTGTTGGGAAAGAACCGCACGAGCCGGATAACTGTGTTACTATATTCGATATCCCGGGCGACCCGCCGCAAGTTACAATGGACGTGACAAGATATGATTATCCGGCGGTTCAGATACGATGTAGAAATAACGATTATATGCAGGCTTCTCAACAAGCCTATGATATAATGGAGGTACTTCACGGTCGGTCACATGAAATAGTTAATGGGAATTACATTAGTTCCATTATCGCGCAATCTGATCCACAGTTTTTTGACTGGGATCAAGAAAATCGGGCAAGATTTATATTGAAAATTAAAATCCAAAGGAGGTAAAAATGAATCAAAGTCAAGCAATATCGGGAATAAAGACGTTGTTCAGGCGATGGAATCCCTCTACTTCTCAGTTTGAGAACATAGCTGAGATTAACAGTATCGAAGGACCTTCCATGAGTCGTGAAACAATTGATGTTACTACGTTGGATACCACTGATGGTTATCGTAGGTTCATCGCAGCGTTGAGAGACCCCGGTGATGTTACGCTTTCAATGAACTTTCGTAGGGATACTTACGATAAGATGAAACAAGATTTTGAAAGCGATACTCCCGGAGTGTATGAGATTGTTCTGCCTGACGATGATATGACTTCACTGGAGTTTGAAGGCCTTGTCACTGAATTACCGTTAGCAATTAATGTTGACGACAAGATTACAAGTGACGTGGTTATCAAGATTTCCGGCAAAGTTGAAGTTGAATCAGGATCAGGTAGCTAATTAATTAACTGACCTTAATCACAGGTCTATTGTATAATCAAAGAAAATTAAAAACTATGTTAATCAAATATATTGAGTACGAAGGAAAGAAATATCCGGTTAGAGTTGGATATTACGCGTTAAGAATGTTTCAGGAAGAGACAGGAAAAACTATTTCTGAGCTAAAACAGGAGGATCTAAAAGATTATGAGACCTTACTTTTCTATTCCATGAAACAAGGACATAAGAAGCGTGGTTTGGAATTCACGTTCAAACAAGAAGATATGATTGATGTACTGGATGAATGTTTCTTCCAATTTGTTGAAATGATACCGCTGTTCTTCCCAAGCGGAACTCAACAGGAGGCGAAAAATTTGGGGAAGCAGAAGAACCCGACAAAAACCAACAAGGGTTCACAGAAGAAAAGTTAATTAATTTTGCCAAACTGTATGGCATGTGCTTGCATCGGTTTGGCATGACAGACGAACAGTTCTACGACATTACACCAGTTGAGTTACATCATGCTTTCAAGGATTTTGAAGAAGTTGAAACAAACCGAATTAAAATAGGATATGAGAGAATGCGATTACAAACGATGTACCTTGTTAATACTCAACTGGAGCGTAATAAGCAATTCAAAGACCCGAAACGGTTGATGAAGTTCAAGTGGGATGAACTCAAGCAGATGAGTCAGCAAGAATTGGTAAATAAAGTGAAAGCATTGGCAACAATATTCAAAGGCCGCGTTAAAGTTAAGAAGAAAAAGAAAGAATAATCTATGGCAGGCGATCTTGGTACATTAAAAGCAGTATTAGCATTAGATACGGACAGGTTTGAGTCGTCTATGAAAAGCGTCCGTAGTAGTATGGATAGAGCGGGCGATCAGATGAAAAAGGCAGGACAAACCATGTCTAAGAATGTTTCCTTACCATTGTCCATAGTAGGTGGTATGGGAGTGAAAACCTTTGCTGACTTCGAGGCAGCTATGAACCAAGTTAACGCAGTTTCGCAAGCGACTGGTGAGCAGATGAAGCAAATGGAAGCGGTTGCACGTGATTTAGGTTCAACCACTAAGTTTTCAGCGACTCAAGCTGCAGAAGGTATGAACTTTCTTTCCATGGCTGGTTTTAATGTGCAGGAGACAATCGCGGCCTTGCCTTCTACATTGAACTTAGCTGCAGCAGGTAATATGAAGTTAGGAGCATCTGCTGATATTGTTTCAAATATTATGCAGGGTTTTGGTAAGAGCGCGGATGAAACCGGAGAAGTTGTAGATATTCTTACCAAGGCGTTTACGTCGAGCAATACCAACTTACGTCAGTTAGGGGATGCTATGTCTTATGCAGCTCCCGTCGCTAAGGCATTTGGACAAAATATAGAAGATACTACCGCTGCGGTGGGTATTATGTCTGATGCTGGTATTCAGGCGTCTAAGGCCGGTACAGGATTACGGCAGACGTTCTTACAACTGCAAAAGAAATCCGATAAGTTAGGTATATCGGTTAAGGGTGCTCAAGGTAATATGTTACCGCTCGCTGATATACTTGAACAAATTGAGAACAGCGGAATGAAAACTTCTAAAGTCATTGACATTGTTGGTTCACGGGCAGGCACAGCATTGGCTGCTATGTTAGACCGGGGTTCGGATGCTTTGAGAGATTTCAGTGATGAGTTAGGAAATGCGGGCGGGACTGCAGAACAAGTGGCAAGCACTCAGATGGAAGGTATTAAAGGAGCTTTCACCGAGCTAAAATCCGCGTTAAGTGAACTGGCGATTTCTTTCACCGATCCGTTGGCTGATTCTATTGAGTCGTTTGTTGATAAGGTGAAAGGCGTTATCCAATGGCTTGGTAATTTGGATGAACGTACAAAGAAAATAATAACAACTATTGCTGGAATTGCTGCAGCAATTGGTCCTGTTTTGGTTGTTATGGGAACATTCACGAAAGGCATTGGAAAGCTAATAGGAGTAGCAGGAAATGCGATTACCATGCTAAGATCATTGTGGGCGGTTATGATGGCAAACCCAGTTACCGCTGTAGTTGCTGGCTTAGCTGCAATAACGACCGCTATCATAGCGTTATCAGATAAGACGGACATTGCAGCTCAAGTACAAAATCGTTTGAATGACGCTGCTGCAAAAGCTACTGAGGGATTGCGATCACAAAAGGCAGAATTATCGGTGCTTGAGGGTGAGTTAGATCAGATTAATTCACGTATTAATGAACAAAAACTAGCGTTGAAAAATGCTGAGAAAGGATCTGAAGATTACCGTATTAAAGTTGAAAATCTGAAAGACGCTCAAAAAGACAGAGAACAAATAATTGATAAGATTAACAAAAAGTACGGAGATTATCTTGAGAATGAGATTAAGATGTCTGATACTTACACTGAGATTAAGAATAAGTTAGACGCAGTAAATGCACGACTGCAAGCTAAGATTAAGTTACAGGCATTGGAAGCCAAAACTCAAGAAGCAAGAAAAGCTGCGGTTGAAACCCAAAAGAAAATCACCGAACTAAAATCAAAAGAATCTAATCTTACGGAAGAGAATGCTAAGAAGGAATTGAACTGGTTGCAGAAATTGAAATCCGGTTATATGGCGGTGGCTGAACTTAATTTTGATTTCAAGGGAGAGCAACTCGAAGATGCTAAAGAATTAACTGACGAACAGATATCCGAGAATAGAAAGAAATATCAGGCGTTTCTTGATCAATACAGCAATTATCAGAGTAAGTTAAATACCATGATGGAGAAGCTCGGTATTGGTCCTTCGGAGGAAAAGGTTAAGAAAGAAGGACAAGATGATGGAGAGACGTATGCCGAAGAAGTCAAACGGTCAGTTGAAACTGCAGAAAAACCAGAACTACCGGCTCCTGATATTTCAATGCCTGATATAAGTGGGGTAGAAAAAGGCGGTGATATTACTATGGGAGGATTGATTCCAAAAGGCATTGACCAAGCCGCTACCAAAATAGCAAAGGTTAATGAACAGTTGAAAGATTATAGTTCATTATCTCAGAGAGCTACGTTAGCTAATATACAGTACGGAAAATCATTTGATCAACTAACCAATAAGCAACAGCAGAATATTAATCAACAGATACGACTGCAGGAGACAGCTTCTAGGGCTGCGCAAACTATTAAAAGAGCAACGGTTGACATGGCCGCACAAGTAATAAAGGCATTCGGTAATATGGCTGCGGGAGGTGAGATGACTGGAAAGAAGTTATTCACTGGATTATTGCAAACTATGAGCTCATTGATGGAACGCCTAGGTAAGATGGCTCTAGGTGTAGCAATAGGTATTGAAGGTATTAAGAAATCCTTACAGTCATTGAACCCAGCAGCAGCTGTAGCAGCTGGAATAACATTGTTGGCTCTTGCCGGAGCTGTATCAGCAGTCGCTTCAAATCTAGCGGAAACAGGAGGGGAAAGTGGTGGATCTGAAACGCGAAACATACCAAAAATGGCTGCAGGAGGACAGGTTCCATCCGGATATCCAAATGATACTTATCCGGCTATGCTTAGTTCAAAAGAGGTGGTAGCTCCTCCTGAAAAATTACCGCAAATGAATGAGCAAAAAGAAGAATCGTTAGTTGCTCATGTGAACGGTAGCGATATTGATTTTGTACTTAAACGTTGGAACAAAGAAAAAGATGAGATAACTTAATTATGGATTATGGATTGAAATACTATCTTACTTACACTAGTTTCAAAGGCATTGAGAAAAAACTGGAACTATATGAACAGAATTATTCCGGTTCAAGTAGTGCGGTTGATATGGCCAATCCAAACGTGCATACTAATATGCCGGGTAATAACGAGGATCTATTTGATCCAGTGATGGGCAAGGAGTTGAAGATGAATTTTGTGGTTGGTTCTCGGTCTACTTTTGTAGATGATTTTTCAAATATATCAGAACGACAATGGAAGGTCATTCATAAAAAGACTGAGACAGCGAATGTATATGTAGCTAGTGCAAGAATAGATACACTTTCGATTACTAACACATCAACTGATCCGACTGCTGTTATAACCATTGATTATCCGGGGCAAGTATTTCAAGATCAAGTTAAAGGGTTTGTATACTTCGATATTAGCATTCCCGACACAATCGGTGATCCTATTCCTATCAGATTATATGCCGTTCCTTGGGATGAGGATTTGTCATCTTCTCCTAATCGGCATCTACTTGCTTCTGCATTTGTTCAGCAAGGTGATACTGCATCAGATGTAGAAAGTAAGTTAACTCAAGATACAGAAATAAGTGCTGTGTCTACTTCTTACGAAATAGGCATAAAAGCTGTTACAGATGAAAGCAACCTTGTCGGGGGTTATTCTCAGTATGTAATTAAGATAGACTATGATGTCAGTCAAGGCATTCCTAATAAAGTAACTGAAAGATTCACAAGGGCTACTGTGCCGTCTGATACGATTAAGATACATCTTATAGAAGCCCCGGAAAACCAAAACAATTTTTCTGATGTTATCAGATTAGCCGAAAGAACAGCTCAAGTAGGCGAGACGACTTCTGATGTAGCTAGTGATTTGGTTTCACAACTTAATAATCTTAATGTTATTGAAGAGGTGTATATACCTTCAATAGACGACTATATAGATATTGAAATATCAGCTACGCAAAATGGCTCAGATATAAATATCACCCTAGTCAAGGCGGGCACAGCAGGTAACATATCAGTATATGAGAAGGGCGATTTTCTCAGGTTCCCTAGAGATGAGACTTTCATGTATGTAGTACCAGAAGGTGAGTACGACATAACAAAAGCTGATTTCACAGGTGGCACAGAAGGCGGTGATACTTTCACTCTGCAAGTTGATAAGGGCAGCGGATGGGCTGATATAGTACAAACAACAGCTTACTCAGATGATACGGAAGCAAGTATTATACAAAGACTTGTTAATCTGTTAAATCAAGAAACTGAGTTATATCTAGGTATTGTCAACAGCGAAGACACATCTGAATTGTTTTGCAAAATTAATACAGACGCTTCAGCATGGCTTTTTAGGATGACAACGTCAGGAGGAAGCTCTTTGAGCAGCACGAATTTTCAATCTTCAACTAAGGATACTATTCTATTTATGGGGTATGTTAAGCCCGGATTCTTCAAAATGAAGCATATAGCCGGTAATGTGGAGGTTAAGATGTCCGCTACTTGTGGATTAGGTTCACTGAAGAATTATAATCTATCGGCAGTCACTGGAAATAGATTCTATCAAAAACGTGATATAATAGATATACTCACTACTTCATTACAACAAACCGGATTGGATCTACCTGTATATGAAGCATTTGATGTATGGGAAGTTAATCACGACACCAGTATATCGCCACTGAAGCAAACTTACGAGGATTCTACGAGATTGAACAATTTGAACTGCTACGAAATAGTGAAAGAAATTTGTATAATAACGCGTTCTAGAATAACTCAAAATAGAGGACATTGGGAGTTAATTCCGGTAGAACAGCAACATAAAGATTTCTCTTATAGAGTGTTCAATTATAAAGGGAATTACGTCGATACGGTTGATAAGACTATGCAAGTTGTAGATGCAGGATTATCAGGCGATGTTAATCTATTGGCAGCCCCAACTCGTTCTTACACTCCTACCAGAAGAAAAGTTATTATCAAACAAAACTATGGATTAATCAATCAATTCTTAAAATTTCCAACTTTCAACCGGATAGTAGAAGAGATAGGCACAGAGGGGCAGTATAATACTGAGTATCCTTGGCAGGTAGAAGATGATGGAGTTATAGTTACCTCGAAGCAGGTTGATATTTTCAAGGATGGGGAGATACTTCAAATAGGCTGGGCTTCCGGTTATGATTTAGTTCAAAAGTTTCTTATCTCAGATATACAACAGCAAAAATTTGCAAAGGGGGAGCAATATAAAATTTCAATTGAGTTTTTGAAACGTACGGATGATGACTGCTATTGGGATTATTTGAGTGTAGCCCTTGAATTAACTGACAGTAGCAATACTGTATATTTGAAGCAAACAGATGATGGATTTACTTGGGAGACAGCTGAAACTTATAATCAATTTTCTGCAACAGATAAGAATGAAACAGCGGTCAAATCAATAAGTTTTGATTATCCCACGGACGAACTTAACAACTCTATTGCTGAAGCGAAACTAAAGATATTAATACCTTCAACTCATTATAACTATATTAAGTCTGCAAAAGTAGAAATTAAAAACACAACAATTCGCAGTCAAACTACGTCTGTATCTTATTATGAGGAAAATGTTGATGAGATATCAGGCGAAAAATATGAAAAAGAGATCAAGTTAGGTGATGTGCCCTCATTACCTAACGCCAGAGAGTTATATGTTAATGCACTGTTCTATTTGGATGAGAATGGGGATGAGCAACTAACAAGCTTTTGGTATGATGGAACTTCAGCTGGTATCGAAAGAAGATTATTAGATTTTGTTAGATTAGCATATCTAAGAGAATATGCTTGGAGTTTGGATTCAGTTGATGAGAATAGACAGGGTCCTCCTGTAACATTGGAAGGTGAGGTTCATGGGGATATTAGTTTGCATGATGTGGTTAAGGAGACTGCTTATAGTAATAGATTATTCACGTTAATTCATGGTAAGAAAGATGAACGTATGGATATTGTTTCTGGTCTATTCCAAATGATTAATGTAGATGATTCTGGGTTAACAAGAATTGATACAACGGAATATGATGAGGAGCAAACAGGTGAACAATCATATACCACGACTGAAGGTGGAGAAGGAGAAACTCAAGTGGATTTAAGTGATTATCTTAAAGAATCTGAAATAATAAGTATAATTCAAGGTGATGAGGGAAGTTTTAACGAGAGCGATTTGTCTGCCAACAGAGAGATTATAATAGGTCACACAAGAAATACTATAACGCCTTTTGTTCTACTTGTTGAGAACGGAACGCCTTTGGGTTACAACAGTGAATACGTAATAACACAGGTTACTACCAACAATCAATTCACAATTAGAGTATTAAAACCAAATATTGAAACTATAAATTATAGAGTATTATGAGACGACTATTAACATTACTTTTTATACTGATAACTCTTGTAGCAAAAGCACAACAAGACACTATCCCGGAAAGTTTTGCACAACCTTTCTATGGTACACGGCATATAATTAATTCAGCGGGTACAGATACAACAGCAATATACCAACCTGGCGATACGGCTCACATTATGGCAAATGATAGTATTTATATCCATAAGCTACTAAACCACGACATAACAGCCGGACACTTTGGAGATTCAGTTAATTATACATGGATAGCAAGTGACACAATAGCGGTTGAATCTGCAAAGGTCAGGTTATACACTAATGATAATTTCAAAGGAGCATTGAAACGAGTGACGGTTCCGGCTGATACATTCTATATAGATACTGATAATGTAAGGTATATAGGAGCATTCTGGAACAGTGGCAATCCTGAGATGCGAAAAGTCCAAGATAGAACAGGACTCAATATGAGTGATGGTGTTCCGTTGCTCACGATATACAAGCAAAATGGAAACAAGTACGTTTCAGATTGGACTGTTGGCAACGGATTGATGGAACGAATATTCAAAAAAGATATATTTCTTGACCGTTATGAAAGGCAGTCAGGTTTAATACTTGATACACTTAATAATATGAACGTGCAAGTTAGTTCAGGTGCATTATGGCAAGGTGGGAGAGATTTTGATTTGGAATATGTTTCATCCTTAGTGGATTCAATGTACTGGTACTATTACGATGGTACGAATTGGCAATATAAGGATACTACGGATGTTATTGTAGATTACTATAATGATGATACAGGGCTGCAAACACTCAATAATAACAATTATGTAAGCGTATGGTTTTTCCGTGCGGTTTGCTGCGAACCTGCTGTGTTCATGGCAGTGGATGACGAGCAGTACAACAAGTATGACGATGCTGTTAAAAATCGTATTTTGCCAGAAAACCTACCTAACCCAGTCACAAAATTTTCTATCTTCTTAGGGAGAGTAGTAGTTGAAGAAGATGCAACAGCCGTTGATTTAATTGAACTTTCAGATGATTTTACGGATGTGCCTGGAGCGGGGATAAGTTCAGGTGGCGTTACAGATCATGGTAATTTAACGGGATTGGTAGATGATGATCACTTACAGTATCTTAATTTAAATGGTCGAGGAGGTCAGACAATTAGTGATGAAATATCGCTTGACGCAAATAACATAACAAATCTTGCCGACCCTGTAAATGCTCAGGATGCGGCTACTAAGAATTATGTGGATAATAAAGTTAGTTCCGCAGAAGATTCTAGAATAATTACTGATGATGGGTCTCTATTGATAGGGAATACTAATTCTAATGCTACTAATTATGTGACTTCAATAGGTCAGTATTCTGGGAATTCTACTTCTGAGTATTTTTCAGCAATAGGAACTTATTCAGGACAAGATGCTGGTTCATATTATTCAGCCAATGGAGTATGGTCAGGAGATGGAGCAGGAGATCGTTTTGCAGCAAGTGGTTTCAGTGCTGGCCAAAATGCAGGATCAGATTTTGTTGCTATAGGTAATCAAGCTGGAAAAGGTTCAGGATCTGACTTCGTTTCACTAGGGTATAACTCTTCTGAATTTCAAGGTAATAGGTTTATTTCAATAGGAAAACAAGTTACTTTCAATTCTGGAGGAAGTTTTGATGATTATGTTTCGATAGGTTATCAGTCTTCACCCTTATATGATGGTCATTTTATAGTAGATCAATCAAACATATCAGACACTGCTTTAATAGAAGGCAATTTTAACACTGGTGATGTTTATATACCTGGAGGTGATTTAATAGTTCAAGGAGATACTATTAGATCAGCAGGCGGAACACCCACCCTGCAAGATGTAACAGATGCGGGGAATACGACTAATGAGGCAATTCAAATAACTGGGGCTGGTAGCATACCATCAAATGGATTAGGTTTGGAGTTATATGAATATAATGAAGTAGCAAAGGTTTCAGGGTATGATAGAAATAGTGGAAATAGAATCCCTTTAGATATAAAAGGTTCACAAATCAATCTTAGACACGGCAACGTCAATATTACGGATGGAAACCTTTCTGTAGATGGAACTGGGGATAGTTATTTTCAGGGTGGATTATCATTAGGGACACAATATGCCCGCAGAGGTGGGTTGTTTATAAATGTTGATGATTCAAGGCAAATGGTATGGAGACGTGGAACACAAAATAGACAATGGGGATTTGCAATAAGTAGCGATTCTCGATTAGATTTAATAAAAACAGATGATAGTGATAATTTATTATCATCTGTGATTTCAATTAATGATAATAATTATGTAGGCATAGGTACTACTTCACCATCAGAAAAACTGGAAGTGAACGGGAATGTATTAGCCGACAACTTCATCCTAAGCTCAGACCGCAGGTTAAAGCATAACATACAACCAATTCATGATGCCCTAACAAAAGCATTGTTTTTAAACCCTGTTCAATTTAATCACGATAAAGACAATAGGGCGGACATAGGTTTCATTGCCCAGAACGTACAAAAAATGTTTCCTGAGTTAGTGTATAGACGCCAAGATGGGTATTTGTCGCTATCATACGACCAATTTACAGCTATTAATAATGCTGCCATACACGAGTTATACAGTGAGTTTCAGCAGCTAAAAAAGGAAAACCAAAAACTTAAAAATGAAGTGAAAAAATTAAAATCTAAAATAAATGAAATATGCAAGCAATTAGACGAATAATAACAGCGATATTTGTAGTATTGGCGGTTACGGGGTATAGTCAAGTGCCGGACACTGAAACCTTCTCATTACAAGATGCAGTGGATGAAGTAAATCCGAGTTCAGATGATTTAGTAACGTGTTTTAATGAGAGCGTTATTAATGGATATGATCCTGATTATATACCATCAGGTTTTGATCCTGATGCTTCAGATAAATCAGGTTATGAGTTATATTATTTTAGGAATTACTGTGGCCCTTGGAATGTACGATGTTATAGTTACGTACAGGACATATCATCTTATGGTAAAGTCAGGGCCGTATTCTTTAAACCGGATGGGACTGAGATGTATGAAGGATATAATCCACTCTCAGGAAATAGTCAAGTGATTGAGTATAACCTCTCAACTGCTTGGGATATTAGCACTGCATCAGTTGCAGATAGTTTTGAAACAGAAATAACAAAAACAAGTGGATTATACATTGGTGATAATGGAACTAAAATGTATGATACAGGATACGAAACTGACTACATATATCAATATACATTAGTAAAAGCATGGGAAGTTTGGTCAGCTTCAAAAGATGCTATCCATTTTGTAGATACTCCTTCTCCTGCAGATGTTCAATTTAAGCCGGACGGGACTGAAATGTATGTTTTGGGTTCAGATGAAACTGGTTCCGGGGTGTATCAGTATAACCTGTCAACCGCTTGGGATATAAATTCAGCTTCTTTTGATGTTTCATTGACTCCAGTACAAGGCGGAGCATCTAGCAGAGGTATATATTTTAAGGACGATGGAACTAGAATGTTTGAAGTTGACCATTCAGACAATATAATATATCAATATAATCTTTCTGTTAGTTGGGATGTAAGTTCAGCTTCAGTCGTGGATAGTATTAATATAAACAACAATAGTCCAAGGCCACAGGGTATTTACGTTAAGGACGATGGTACACGTCTATTTATTGGAGATTTGGAAAAATTAATTATCGAATACGAAAATTAGATAATATATGTCTAACGAAGAGTTACAAAGACTAAAAGAACTTGTCAAAGCACAACATGAACAAGAAACAGCGTTATTCAACCGAAAATTTTGGCGTGGTTTGCTTATCGCCGCTATTCCGATTTTTCTATTAGCAGCAATAGGAAGTTATGTAGGTGTGCAAACTTCTCAGAAAGTGAACCGCACGAGGATTAACAACCTTGAAAGCAAAACCGGAAACAATCGTCAGCGAATTATCGGTTTGGAAGAGGAAAACGTAGAACAATGGAAATACATTTATGATGGAAAAACCAGAGGTCACAGGTTAAAAAATAAGGACAATGATTAACTTATTATTAATACGAATGAACGTTCATGAAAAGCGGAAATTTACTAAGGGTAAGATGTTTCTTGAAGACAGTGGTATATGGTTATACCACACGCTTGAAGACCAAGTCCGGGATATTAATGCAGATGGTGATTTGAAGGACGAAGGAGAAACTAAGGTTTACGGGGAAACAGCCATTCCATACGGTACATACGAGGGGTTTCTGCGATATTCGCCTAACCTTAAAAGATTTGTGCCGGAACTGAAGGATGTTCCTCATTTCAAGCACATTCAAATCCATGCACTGAATGATATATCACAGAGTTTAGGTTGTATAGGAGTTGGATTTGAAGAAGGCACGGATACTATCTACCAAAGTCGGGATGCTGAACGTGATTTGGTTGACCGGATAAGCAAATCAGACGGAAAATTTAGAATCAAAATTGTATAATCAAAATCAAATAGTTATGGAAACAAAAAAGAAGCCAACAAAGATCGGACAATTTGAAACTTGGAACACCGAGGCTCAAATGATTGAAGTGAGTTCAGACAGAGTTAAGAGTTTTATTGCTCTTATAATGGCGTTCTTACTTGTAATAGGGCAGATGGCCTTTGAAGGGAACCTCGATTCTTGGGGGTTGTTAGGAGTAGCAGCGTTATTTCTTATTTACAGCGCAACCCCGAAGGCATTGAAAGACCTTGCAAAGGTTAATTCACTAATCAAAAAGTAAACCGAAAAAGGGATTAAGTTCCCTTTTTCTAAATTTAAGACTTATGAGAAGATTAATAATTATATTATTAGTATTGATAACATTTACTGGATGTAAAAGCTATAAAGAATGGATGTACGATAATGAAGGGTATGTCTGTAAAGAATTGGAATGTTGTGAATACAATACGTTACCGGGCAAAGATTCATTGATGGAATCAGATACCAGTTATGTGCCTATGTTCATCAAATATACTGACTCATCCGGTTATGATATGTATTTCCGGTGTGATTCTAATAACCGAGTATTACTTACAAGAGTTGACAGGTTGAAAGATGACAAGGATTCTATTTCATACGTGATGAAGAAACAACGGCTCCGAGTCAAACACTTCTATCAAGATTCTATCAAATATTACAGACGGCAAATCAAAGAACTGGAAACGCGGGTCGATACCGTGGTTGTGAATAAGAAAGTTCCGGTTGAAGTGAAGGAGAAATACATTCCGTGGTGGACCTGGGTTATCTTAGGAGCAACGGTTGTGAGTTCACTCTTTATCGGATTCTTTATCGGGAGAGGAGTTAGCTTCTAGGTTTGATCATTATATAAGTATAGCGCGCTTTCTTTTCAATCAATTCCCAGTCCATATCATAAGACAGGATCAGATTCATCACACTTTTTGTGCTTGAGTTTGTGAATCCTGTCTTTAACGGTTTATTTATTCTGTTCACTACGCTGATCAGATTTACTAATTTATTGTGAGTTCCCTTCGGTATCTGTTCTTCCTCGCTGATTGCAAAACTATGTTTAATCCATTCATCTATGGCTTGGCAATCCGCGTCAAGATCTTTATCTGACTTTCTGTCACGCTTAACCACCTTATACGAATGTAGAGCCGTAGCATGGTTGCGGCCATAGTAATTTGCTATTTCCTTAACCGAATCTTTTTTGGCATATAGGGTTTGAAAGTATATGGCGATTTGTCGGAATTTCAATACATTCCTTTTCCGGGTGTCTTTCTTCAGATGGTAGGATGGTAAATTGAAGTAATTTGCAACAAGTTGGTTTATATCGCTTATCGTGGGCGTCCGTTTTGGGCTTATCAAATCATAGTTGAACCAGTGAGGATCTGCTATCTCAGTGAAGTTAGCTGATAACCCTGGTATTATGTAGGCTTCATTAGATTTCATCACACAAACTATCTATTATTTTGTTTCGGCGCTCCTTTTCCAAATTAAACCATATACCGTTTACGTGGAAACTACCTTCATCTTCATATATGTAGAACGATAAAGGCAGTTTCCTTGATATTTCATGCTCAGCAATCGGAGTTAGAGTAAGAATCACCACGAGCAAAAGCCGTTTCATTCTTTTAAATCTTTTGAATTTACGTACAACAACCCTTCTCCTGCAGCGGCTGCGGGGCTTTTTACCACCTTAATCACATAACCGGGTGGAAAGTGGTCAAGGAACTTCATTGTTTGTTGTTTCAGCAAATTATCATCTTCAGTAATTTGCTCCTCCAACCAATTGATGTACTCGTTATTACTTAACTGGTTGTCATATAATGGTTGGATTTCATCTTCACCAATGCCTTCTTCTGGTATTTTGCCTTTTTCTTTTCGGTATTTCATTCGTAGTTCAAATCTGTTCATAATTGTTGTGTTTTTATCTTTGATATTCCATTCTTTTTACTCACTTCAAATAACCTGTCTGTTGCTTCCAGTGTGGCTTCTCGGCTAACACGCTCATCCGAAACCATTATGATTTGCAAACCGAGTTTCTCACTTACTTCCTTAACCATTTGTAACATCTTCCGGTTATCAGCTTCACCTTTAAGATGTTTGAACGGTTCATCCAATATCAGAACGTTTCTTGAACGTGGATTTTGCATTGACCAAGACGCCACTCGCAATGCAAATGAAGCCACATCAACGGCTCCTCCCCCTGACGCTGACAACGGGTCTACCTTAGTTTCGCCTCGCTGGAAATACAGATCACATTCTGTCTTATTCCGGCGAGTAACAAATTCTGCGACCAATTCGTAAGGATCATCGAACACCGCTTCTAATGCCATAGATGTAATGTCTGATATATGGTATTGTAGTTGTTGCTGTGTTTTTAATCCGACCTCACGGATTATTTCCCTCGCTTTTTCATGCTTGCGCAAAGACCTCTTAATCTCCTTGCGTTTAGTTTCAGCTGCGTCTAAAGACCTTTGTATCTGAGCTTTAGTGCCTTTTCGTTGTTCAAGTTTGTTTCTTAACTGTTGTACGTTCATTCTTCCCATTCTATTTTGATAGTTGCTAATACGGTATCATTAGCTCGATATTTTGCTTTATCTTCTGTTTCATATACTCCGAAAGCTTTTGCTTGTAAGGGCAATTGAGTTGGGTATAGGTTAATCCACCCTTCTTTATTTGTAGGTTTCATGAATAAGTCATTATCATCTGCTGTAAATCGAGTGAATGATCCATCTTCAAACCAATGATTAGCTTCTTCCTCGTATGAATCACCACAGTGCATATTGCATATACCAATGACAGGTAATCTATTATTTGCATTAGTTTTTATAATACGCACATCTCTTCCATCTCGGGTTTGTACAGAATGCCCTTGTTTTACTTTCTCTAGATCAAATGGTTTCATAACTCATAAGTTTCTTCAAGGGTTTCAACTCCTTCATCAATCTGTGCTTGTAGTTGAGAAATTTGTCTATCAAAATCCTCAACCATCTTTTCAGCTTCTTCTACATCCGAACAATTCCAATCTTGTTCTAATGTTTTCATGAGATGGTTGTGTTCGCCTTTCAATTCCGATACCTTTGACTTGGCATCATCTATCTTCTTTTTTAGATTAAGTAATTTCTTTTCATTTGTCATTACGATTCCTCCAATTATTTTCGTTTCTTGTTTGTCTGATAACCAGAATAGCGCCTATTATTACTACAAAAATAGTAAGACCGGTCATTATTACAGGGTCAATTGGTGTCATAAGTTTCTGAATTGAGATTCAACTGACTTCAACTTTCTATCAATAATAATTTTAACCAAATCAAGTACTTCTTGGCGTTCTTCGCTATTCAATATATCTTCTACGTTACAATATCTACCAGTGCTGCTTTTCAATGAATCTAATCTGGAATTGTAGAAAGTCATTAGATCTGATTTTCTTTGCCTTAACAGATTATATTGTCTGTCGAGCTCTACTGCTTTTTGATAAGTTTCGTTTGTCATGATTCAATAGCTTTTTGGATTATTTCAACAATATCTTTCTTAATTTTGTTATTATGCAGAAACCGTTCCATATTATCCTCGAATGAAAGAGCGCTTTCCCAATCTGTATCTAACCGACTAACAAACGCCTCTATCCGATCATCCCGCTTTTTCTTATGGTCGATATGAACTCTGGTTAGTTGATCATCTCCAAAAGGCAAGTTAACTCTTTCAACTTCATTTGTCCCCTGATACCATAGAAATACGCAAGGGCGGTGTTTCTCCTGATCAGCTTGTTGTCTTGTCATACTTCCCGGATTAACTAACAACCGACCTTCATACTCAACCACAAAAGTTTGATGTATATGACCGGTTAGTATCAGATCATATTGTGAGTATTTCTTCAGCAAATCCTTTGCGGATAATCCTTCAAATTGAGGCCATGGTAGATTCTCACCATCCCACGTGGTTACGTGCCATGCAATGAAATTAGATTCCCATAATTCACTGCCTTCAAAATCTTCGGGAACCTGACCCCAGTGAATGCCTTGCATAA